CAAACCCTTATCCCTACGTCCTATGACATCTAAACGCCCCGTAGTTACTTTCGGGGCTTTTCCACCTAAGCTTGGGCCTTCTAGGCCCCCATCTCCTACCAGGGAAGCTTCCCCTGCTCGATCAGAAGAGAAATCTGAGATTGTGGCTGACCCATTGACCACACTGGTTGAGCACTCCCGCAAGAAATTGGCGACTACCACGCGTATTGGGTTCCAATGCCCAGTCGACATCTTGAAGCTTTACGCCGAGATGATGAATGTCGCCATAGAAGTCACCCCTGGTTCTCCTCCACACACACATCCCAGACTTGCCCTTGAGCGTAGGCTTGCCATTGATCACATCTTTGGAGGCCACACCAAATGGGCAAAATCTGGAATAGTCTATGACATTGGTGCATCAATGACACAACATAAGGGCCGCACCTATGTCCATGGACTTTGTCCCCTACTTACCCCCGCTGATGTCTACAGGGTGAGCAGATATTCTGACCTATGCCCTGACGCCAGATATTGCCAACACACCATGGAACAAGTTACTGACGGAGTGTGTACCTGTGTGTCACATGCTGTAGCAGCTGTGGCCATACACTCCATGTACTACTTGAATCCTGTTGACATCGTGCGGTTTCTCAAACTCAAGGGAATCACCATGTATGCTGTTGTCCATCGTTTCAAAGAACTAGAAGGTAGCATACACGAAATGGTATACAACAAAGAGGGCCTCGAGGTCATAGCAAAGATTGCTGGCGAGTCATACCAGCATAGCTCCCTCGATTGGCTGGATGCCCCCAATTCCGCTCTAAACACTGTGGCTGGAACTTTGGGGTGGCACCTTGAGGTGAGAATTGGCATGACTTGGGTGTATGCTATGTACTACTCTCCGGTTCCTGCTCCCGAGGTCACATTACAGTTCGAAAACGCTGTGACCGATGGCCATGCGTTTGGAAACATCAATCTCGGCAAGCTCAACACCCAACATGCTACCCACATTGCCTCCTTAATCAACTTCAATGTTGATCTTCCTGTGTCTGCCATTAGTATTGGCGGTTACCTAGAGATAGTCATGGAGTCCAAGAGCAAAGTCGTGATACCTAAGACATGTTTTCACGAACTGTTGTTCACCATTTCAATGGTTCCTAGGACTGCTGACAATTTTGTCACCCACATATCCAAGGCAAAACGAATGCTGTTGGAGTACAAAATGTCATCCGAAATGCGGGCCAAGATTATTGGCCCACTGACTGTTCTCACGTTCTTTTGGAACGCAAAGGAAGAGGAGGCTATTTTACAGGCCGGTCTAAGGAAGTTCGGCGGCTGGGCAAAGAAACTTGGTGAGACATTGAAGTTCATCGTGCGACCATACGTGAATTTGAAGAATGTCCTCCTTGCCTCCGCCGCAACCCTTGGACTGGTCTATTCGATCAGGCGCCTGCGTACGGCGAGTGTGTTTGACAGCTGGAGGGAGTGTGCTGCATATGCTGCCCAGTTAGCTAGTCACCAAGTGACACACGAGGAGCTTGATCAGTTCTGGATCAGATCCATAACCACGACACAACGGTCTTCCAGGTTGTCTACCAAATTCCTGATGTACATGACTGTGAACGTAGCCATTGAGGAAATTTTCAAGTGGATTGTGCCCTACGGGGATCACGTCATTGTCCTGTTTGAAATGGTCACATCATTCATCCTCAGTGGTAGTCGCGGCATACTTGACCGATTGTTGCCTAGCCTGGTTCACTACGTGCACCGAAAGAGCAAGATCGTTGGACTCATGACCCATTGGTTGTGGAATTTTACTATTTACACGAGTATCCAGAACATTCTCCAGAATCGGGGCATTCTCATGAGAACCCCATACCTGGCATTGGTCGTATTATGCATAGTCTGCAACATCTACATTTACTTAGTTGTGTTTGCTGAACCAACACCTGTCACAGCCGATGACTTCGTACACAACTATGAGTACCAAAACAAGGGAACTGTCTTCCCACAGGGTGTGCACACTGTGCCACCTGTAGTGTTGACAACCAAGACCGTTGCCTACAAAGAGCCACCACAACATGCCCATGCAACGGTCGACGTGACTGCACCTGAAGGTAAAGATAGGAAACTCATCAACCTTGTATTTGGAGTGCCCACCCGACCACCCGTTGTTTATGGAGCCACCATGTTGAATGAGTTGGCTGCAGTTAGCAGATGTGTGGGAGCATCTCCTGGTTACAAAGGGATGTCCCGTGGGTTCGGTGAACGAGAGTACGACCCCTTAGACATGCAAGGACACGTTTTCGACAAGCCAGTTGACTACGTCCCATTCTGGTTCAACACCTATGATGAAGATGGCAACCCAGAGGGTCCATTGGACATCTTTCGATACAGAACCACCATGCGGTTCAAAGAGGTCTGTGGTAAGACACTGCACCAAATTGATGACCCTTCTTTCAATGACTGGTTGAAACGATATCCAGTCCAGAAGCGTGAATCCCTCCTGGCGGCGGCTCGAGCACGCCATGAGGGCTTCAAACCTAAGATTACATTGAAAGGTTTTGTCAAGTCAGAGAAAATGAGTATCATGACTGAAGAAGGGCTAGTTGAAAAAGACCCAAGAATGATAAATGCCACTGACACCACCATCAACGAGTATATTGGCCCTTACATCAACATGACTGCTAAGGCCTTCGCAGCCTATTTGAACCCCCAACCCATGTACATGAACGGCGGACGAGACCGCGAGCCCATTGTTAAAGTCCACGTCATGTTGGATGGTGACTACATGGGGCTGAATCATTGGGTGGGCCTGGCAAGCTCGCTTGGAGCCGTTTGGATTGAAGGTGATGTCGAGAGAATGGACGGAAACTACACCGAGACCTCAATGACACTGGTTCACTATTTTTACAAACGATTGTGTATGATGGAAGCTGTCTTAGAATACATAACACTCATACAAACATTGCGATACGCCCAGACCCGACATGGCGTCACGTATGAGATGGAGTACAAACGAGCTTCCGGTGAACCCGACACGTCATTTGGCAACACAGTACTGTCAATTTGCATGGCGCTAATTGGAATCGAGAATTACCTCAGTAAGCGCCGTGTTGATTTTGTACAACAGATTTTACTGTGCGTGTTAGGTGATGACGTCCTCATAGGTGTGATATTCTATAACAACACACATGAGCTCAAGAACTATGAGAAAGAAATGTTGGATTTTGGCGGGGAGTGGCGAGCAGCAGCTAAAATGTGCGGCCACAAACTTGAGACCAAATGGTCCAGATTCCTGAGTAGAGTGAGCTACCTGTCAGGAGTTTTCTGGCCAATCCCGCCACAAATAGCACCCACGAAATTACCATCATATTACAAGAATCGTGAACCGATGATTTTTGTGGCCTTGGGGGTCAAACCAGGCCGATGGTTTTTGCGCGCCGGATGGGTGCTGGATGGGACCTGTGACTTCGAACGAACTATGGCGATTTTCCACGGGTCTCTCATCTCCAATGATTTTCTAACAGCTCATGTACCTGTGATTTCGTATCTGGTACATATCTTGATGAAGAAAATGCCCAAGCGTGTCATTCCTGCGTATGAGGAGAAATCCAGCTGGAAACTCCAGTTGGCCGGCCCATCGCAGTTTGCAATTGACCTAGACGCCCCTGAACTACACAAGGCATTTCATCTAAGATATGGCATTCACGTGAAGGATTTTGCCCAATTCCTGAAGCAGGTTGAAGACGCCGCGCTCCCGGTCTTGGTGATGCACCCCCTAGTGCTCACCTTGATTAAGGAAGACGCGTAGACGCTCACCTGCTTCGTTGGGCATGCGGCATATGGCTTGTGACATCATCGATCACACCCAACCACGACGCCTACGGGCGGAATGCATAGATAGTTGCCCCCAGATGGGGATTACCCGATACACTAAACACATGGCGGTGGGTGGTGTGGGTGCCGTTTCGTATACATAGCACCCTCATACACCCTTAATCCTAATGATTACACAAAGTAATGGCAGAACAGTTGTTTACCCCACACACAAAGTCTACTCCAACCTTGGGAGAAAGCGGATTGCAACACCAGCCCCCAGAGCCAAGACACCAAAACGGGCCGCATCCGCTCCCAGGGCCGTCAAACCAGCAGTTATTCGAAACCGTTCTGCTGGTAGAGTTGGACGAGTACTTTCGATCCCTAAGGAACAATGGAAGCCAGGTTCAGTACGTGGCTCGCTACCAAGAATCTCACGTCCCAGAGTGCCTCCTCGCCGCTCTAGTGACGACCTGGCTTGTCCCATTGTTATGGAATCTATGGAAAATGCTTGTCGCTCCGTAATGGGACAGTATTTCCCTGCCATTTATAGGAACGCCGTCGCGGCCGGTGAAACAGCCAATGCCCCAGTCACCCCTTTGACTGTCACCGACCGCATTCAAACATCGACCCAGGCCAATGGAGCTGTCTTCTCATCTACCATGCAAATTAGCCCTTGTATGTATGGCCATGTGATTAGATCAGCTACCTGGGCCGCTGGCGCCGTTGCCACAGAGATTTCTGCCGACTCCAATTCTGCTGCCAGTGTTGCCGCCCTAGGATACAGATATAGGTGCACTGGCATGGAGGTCGTCGTGGAATCAACAGCAGCCTCATCAGCCATCCAAGGAGAATGGGCGGCTTATTGTTTTCCAGCAACTGCAACTATAGTGGGGTCCTCACAGAATGTGTTTGCAGCTGCTCAAGCCGCTCGTGGGTTCTTCACTGACGCAAAACCCTCCTTGCGATACATCTTGTTCAAGCTAGATGAGATTGACGACGACTGGTTACCAATGTCCACTGTCGGTGGAACTCTGTCTGAAACCGCTATTCGAATCGACATACAAACGGCCGCCAGTACAACCTTGACAGTGTTTGTCACAACAACTTGGACTGTTACTCCCAATCCAGTTGGGCAATCTGTCATGCCAGGGAGTCCCGTGCTTATCGACCAAGCTGCCTACCAGCGCGGGATTCAAGCTTTTGGTGATATGATCAATGAGAACGTGTCGATCATCACCGATCCGGCTGTCGCCGACAAGAGTCAACCCGGCATCTTGGGGCGCGTTGCATCAGCTGTTGCCACAACAGTAGGGGAGGCAAAACAGCTACAACGCGCCTTGTCAGGAGCCTGGGAACTTGCTTCGGCTGTCACCGGAGTTTTCACCTCCGCCATGGACATGGACCTTGATGTGCTTGGGTCCATGGTTGCCATGGCATCTCCTAACATGTATGAACGATTGAAACGTAGAGAGGAGGAAAGCAAGGAGTCTCTCGTACCTCAAGATCTGCTTGCAGCTCTTAAGATACTCTCACGTTACCAGCCCGTGCGGTCCAAACGTGGGAACACCTTGTCATTTGATTCTGTGTTGAGCGGTGAGACTAGCTCAATATCAACAGTTGTGTTGGCTAACACAACCAAAACTCGGAAATAGCCGTGCCAGCAGTCACGTTACTGTTAGGCTCCCCGTGGAGCCGGAGCTTGTGTGTGCTCTTATAGAAAAATAAAAAGCATATAATTGGAAAACAAATAAAAATTTTCTTTTATTTTGGTGGAAACGCCACCCCCTGGCGTGTAAGGGGCGTCCCGGTGGGTTAATCCGGGATTGTACAACCTGCTTGCG